ATGAGCTACGACAGCATCGAGGCCTCCACCGCCGAAGGCCGCCCTTATTACCTCTACCAATTCATTGAGGGCGCAGAGGTTTGGCGCTTCACCAGCAGGCCGGAGGATTGGCTCAGCGCAGGCAGCGGCGGGGAGACCATCGTCTGGCAAGCCGCAGCCGTGGCCCACGGCGATGTGGTGCAAACCAGCGAGATCGAGCGCGGACGCCTGGAATTAACCTGGCCACTCTCGCATCCCTTCGCCCGGCGGTTTCTCGCACCACTTGGCAATACGCCCATGACACTGACCATCTTTCGTGGCCATGAACAGGTCTTGGGCGAGACCGTCGCGCATTGGAAAGGCCGTGTGGTCGGCGCCGAGGTTGAGGGAGTGCGGATCCTCCTCAACTGCGAATCCGTCTTCAGCACCCTGCGCCGCGCAGGCGTGCGGGCAAAATATCAGCGCCTCTGCCGCCATGCGCTTTTCGGGCGCGGCTGTGGGCTCGATATTGCGTTGCACTGGCAAACCGGGACCGTGACGGCTGCGTCAGGTTCTACGGTGACAATCCCGGAAGCCGCAGCCCAACCCGACGGCTGGTTTCGCGGTGGGGTGCTGCGGTTTGGCACCCAGCTAGGGTTCATCACGGGGCATGCAGGGGCGGCGCTGACTCTCTCACGCCCCATCCCAGAACTTGCCGCAGCCCTCGCCGCCCCCGAGATCGATCCTGTCACAGGGGCGCCCCTGCCCGTCCTCGCCGACATCGCCCCCGGTTGCGATTTACGCGCGGCCACCTGTGCCACAAAATTCGGCAATGTCCTGAACTTCGGCGGCTTTCCCGAGATCCCGGGCCGCAATCCCTTTGGCGGCAGTTCCATCGTCTGACGCACCCCTGCGTCCCTCAACAGCAAACGGCACTCCCACATGGTCTGGACCTTTATCGCGCGGCTCGTGCTCGGGCTCGTGCTATCTGCGATTTCCTATGCGCTGAGCCCAAAACCGAAAGTCGAAAAGCCCCAAGCCGCAGGGCTTGATGATTTCAGCCTCCCCACTGCGGAGGAGGGTCGGCCGATCCCGGTTGTCTTCGGCACCATGCTGATCTCTGGCCCCAACGTGGTCTGGGCAGGCGATCTCCGCGTCGACCCCATCAAGAAGAAAGGCGGCAAGAAGTGACGGACACGGATCAAACTTCGTCAGTATCGCTGCGCGTCACGATTCAAGACCTCCGAACGGCCCGCTATTGCCTCGCGGGCGTGCGCCCTTGGTTTCAAAGACATGGGTTTGACTGGCAGGATTTCCTTGATCACGGCATCGAAGTCTCTCGCCTGCACACGACCGGCGACGCGCTGATCGAACCCGTAATCCAAGAGGCCAAGACGCGGGTGGCAACCGCACGGGCGCCCCTGTCCTCGGAGGCGTGCGATGGGCGGCAGTAGCAAGTCTCAAACCGTTGGCTATCGCTATTCACTGGGCGTGCATCTCGCCCTCTGCCACGGGCCGGTCGATGCGATCCGTGAGATCCTCGTAGACCGTCGCACAGCCTGGTCTGTCACGACGGGCGGTGGCTTCAGCGGTGGTGGCGCTGCCGTCGAGACCCGGATCGGCTCCGTTGCAGGCCTGTCAGCAACAGCCGCCTTGGCAGGCGACAGTGGTGCGGCGATCACTTTTCCAGGCATGCGCGCTGGCGTGCGTGTCGGGCGGGACTACCGTCTGGCGCTGGCAAACGGGTCCGGCCAGACCATCACGCTGCAGGGAGTTGCATATAATGCCGCGACCAACATTACACGCTGGACCGTCCTTCCCGAAGCCTTGAGCTTGCCCGCGCAATCGGTTGAGGTTTTTGAGGCCACGACAGGGGCAAGCAACGCAGGTGCAGGCGGCGGGCGGATCCGCATTGATAAACCCGATCTCTTCGGAGGCGAAAGCCGCGAGGGCGGTATTGTTGGCGATGTCGATGTGCTGATGGGCGGTCCCGGCCAGGGCCCGAACGATTATCTCGCCGCGCGCATGGGCGGCGACGTGCCAGCCTACCGCGGGCTTTGCAGTCTCGTGTTGCGACAAGCCTATCTCGGCATCAATCCCTACCTCAAGCCATGGGCCGTCCGCGTCACCCGCGTGCTGACAGGCGAGGCAGGTTCACCGCAATGGTACCCAGAAAAAGCCGCTATCGTCCCTGAGGCGAATATCTCCGATGCCGCGATCTACATCGCCCTCGACGTCTCGGGCTCTATGTCAGGCACGCGCATGTCAGCCCAAAAGGCAGGCGTGGCGGCCCTCATTCGCGAGATTGGCGCCAGTGTCGATCCCGACCGGCCCAATGACATCCGCATTGTGCTCTGGAACGTCGCTGTCGCAGGATCGGTTGAGCGGCGGAACGTGGGCCCGGAGGATTATACGGCCCTCGAGGGCTGGATGCTGTCCCTGTCCAACACCACCTCAGGCGGTACCAGCTTTGATGCAGCGTTCACAGATGCCAGTGGCTTCTTCGCAGGTGGCGGCTCCAAGCGCCGGATCGTGATCTTTGTCACCGATGGCGAACCCTCGCCCACCTCATCCGTCGATGCAGCCCTCGTCCTTATTCGCACATTGCCGCCCGCCGACATCTTCGGCTTTAACATCGCGCTCGCGAACACGACCTACACCGCGCGCATCGACAACACCCCCGTCGACGGCGTGCCGGTCATCCCACCCGGCAACCCGCAAGCGCTTGTCGCGTCCCTGCGCGGGGCGTTTGGCAACGGGCCAGACATGAACCCGGCCCATATCATCCGCGAATGCCTGACCAACCGCGACTGGGGTCTGGGTTATTCCACGGTTGAGATAGGGGGGAGTTTCACCGCGGCCGCAGATGCGCTCTACGCCGAAGGTTTCGGGCTGTCGCTGATCTGGCAGCAAGACAGCTCCATTGAGGAGTTCATTGGCAGTATCCTTGATCATATTGATGCCACGCTCTTCATCGACCGGCGCACCGGGCTTTGGGAATTAAAGCTGGTCCGGGCCGACTATGTAGTGGCCAGTATCCCTGTGTTCGATGAGACGAACGTGGTCGATTGGGGCCGTCTCGGGCGGCGCTCGCCTGCCGATCTGGTCAACAGCGTGACCGTCAGGTTCACCGATGCCTGGACCGACGACACCGGGGCTGTCAGTGTGACCGACACCGCGCGCGTCCAAGCCATGGGCGAAGTGCTGGCCACCACGCTCGACTATCCTGGCATCCGCTATCAGGGCCTCGCCGTCCGCGTCGCCGAACGCGACCTGCGCGCATTATCCGCCCCGCTGCTGACGGGCGAGATTGTCGTCAACCGCGAAGGCGCAAGCCTCGGGCCCGGTGATGTGATATTGGTAAACTCGGCGCGCCGCGGAATTGCGGATGTTGTCATGCGCATTTCCGAGATCGGTCAGGGCGACGGGCGCGACAATGGCATCCGGCTCAAGATCGCCGAGGATGTCTTTGCGCTGGGTGCAACTGCCATCGCGGGCGGACGCACGCCCAGAGGTACCGGTGTCGCCGCCCCGCCGCGCGCCTTGGCACGCCGCATGGTCGAAGAATCCCCCTACTGGCTCTTGGTGCGTGAGTTGGGCCACAGCGAGGCCGACCGCCGTCTCAGTGAGGACCCAGGTGCAGGCGCGTTAGTCGCCACTGGCGAGCGCCCGAGTGCCGACGCTCTGGCAGCAGAACTCTGGATCAATTCAGGCACCGGCCCCGCGCAAGAAGGGGTGGTGGCCTTCGCGCCGACGGCCCTGCTGGCCGCCTACTTGCCCGATGACCCCGAGGCACGCGTCATCGCGGTGACCGGCTGGCGCGATATCGGCGAAGTTGGTATCGGCACGCTGGCATCCTTGGGCAGAGAACTTGTCCGCATCGACGGGATTGCGGCCACGGCGATCACGGTTGGGCGCGGTTGCCTCGATACCGTGCCGCGCGCCCATGTTGCAGGCACGCCGGTTATCTTTTTCGACGAGGTCGCCCGGATTACAGAAGACGCCTGGGCCGCTGGCGAGACGCTTGCCGCACGGCTGTTGCCAGAGACCGGGCGCGGGACGCTGGCCTTTGCCCTTGCACCCGAAGACATCCTCACGCTGGACCGGCGCGCCATCCGGCCCTTGCCGCCTGGCCGGGTGCAGGGCAATGGCAGCTACACCCCCGATCTCGACACGCTGATCACTGGCGATCTGGTGTTGTCCTGGGCGCATCGCGACCGGCTGACCCAGACGAGCCCGGTGATCACCGATTATACGGCCGCTTCCATAGGGCCTGAACCGGGGGTGAGCTACAGCGTCGAGGTTCGATGGGTCGATCCGGACACCGGCATTGCCCTTTTGCCCCCGGGCATCATCATCGATGCCGGTCTCACCAGCAGCTGGACCCTTCGGCCCGACGATATCTCCGATCTGGGCGCGCCTGAGCGTACCGCCGAGATCGATGTCGCGGTCCGGTCCCGCCGCTTGGTCGAAGGCACCTGGCTCTCGGCTCGTGAGGCCAGATGGTTCCGCCTGACCGCGCCCTTCGCCGCCGGATGGGATCGAGGCTGGGGTTATTTCTGGGGCACCTGAGTTCAGACGGCAGTGTCATCACGATCATCACGATCATCACGATCACTACGGTCATCACCAAAACCACAACAAACGAGGACGAGCATGCCGGAACGGATCATGCCGGGATTGGGGCTGCGCGCCTTTTACGATCCCGGTCAACGCAACTGGGGCACCAGCCTCAGCGAAGACCTGCGGCGCATCTCAGCCCTTTTGCAGGCGCGGGCAACATCACGCAGCACGCCGCTGCCCACCACCGGCAGCCTGGGCCAAATCCTAATCGTGCCCGCGGCTGCCGGTGCCAATGCCAATGCGATCGCACTTTGGGACGCGGTGATGGGTTCTGCGGCCTGGGTCTATCTGACCCCGCAGGAGGGCTGGCAGGTCTGGATCGCCGACGAGGTGCTGCATGTCCGTTTCACGGGAGGCGCATGGGTCGAGGTGCCGCGCCCCGGCGTGGTGCGTATCCGCACTTTGACCGGTGCGAGTCACACGCTGGAAGCCATCGATCTCGGTTGCATCATCGAGACGACAGGATCATCCGCTGTCACCGTGACCATCCCGACCGAGGCGGTGGTGCCTTTCGAGACCGGCACGCTGATCAATATCACCCAAGTGGGCAGCGGAGGGACAACCCTTCAGGCTGCGGTGGGGGTTACGCTTAACGGTGTGGCTGGTGGATCAGTCGCCTTGACCGGCCAATGGTCAGGGGCGGCCCTCACCAAGCGCGGGGCAGATGCCTGGATCGTTCAAGGTGCCTTGGCTGGAGCCGTCGCATGAGCCGCCTGATGCTACGCGCAGCGATCCTCGCCCAAGGGGGAGCGACAGCACCCCCCATCGATATCGGTACTGCTTGGCAACTGGACGTCACCCGCCGCCCCGCAGGCTACACCCTCTCGGATGGCAACCAAACCGCCGTCAATACCTCAGGCGGGCCGAACTACCAGCGCTGGATCCCATCCGCCAAAGCAATCCTGCCCTCGGACGGGCGGCGCTATTGGGAAGTGCTGTGCGCCCCAGGAGGGGCCGCCACATTCGACGGCTACCTCGGCGTTGTCTCGGCCGAACAGCGCGAAGCGTTCAATACTGGCAACAGCCCGATCACGTTGGGCTCTATCGGTTGGCGCGGCAACGGCACGCTTGTCTTATGA